TTAAATCACCAATCCAATCCATGTTATCATCCCATTCTGTTTTCATATCGGTTGAGATTTTAATATTTCTCTCAGCACAGAAGGATTTTATATGACCAAATAATCCAGAGTATACGGATTGGTCACGCATGTTAAGTAATCTCAGTTTGCCATCCCATAGTTTATTACGGAATTGAGGCATAAATTTATAGCCAGGAACAAAGAACGTAAAGTACTCTGCTAGCTCTTGAATGATACCTTTATCTTCACAATCTACATAGATAAAGGCATTATCCTTTACCTTGACAATCAGCTCGTCTTGCATCTTTCCCTTAACTCTGATGTAGAAAACCCATGGCTTCTATCATTATAATGTATCTCAATGTCTAGGTGGTCACCGGTAAATTTACGATTTATATAATCCTCACCTAGAAACCTTCTATCGATAACCTTTAATAGAAGTAAATTCTCCAAATCTTGTTCAGATTCATATGGAATAATCTCATCTATATACTTACAACCCTGTAATTGAACGAATCTTTCCATTGCTGATTGCACTGCTGCTTTGTTTGTGGGATTAAGATTAAGACCCACGATCAAATAATCGCAATTCTCTTTACAATCCTTGAGCATTTCAATATGCCCAGCATGCAATAAATCGAATGATGATGCTGTAAAACCTATCATACACCTGCCTCGAAAGCTCGCCATTTAATTATATTACCAATGTTCTGATGTCTCCAACGTATAGTGCCCATGATTTCGTCTAAGGTTTCTATAAGAACCTTATCATATTCTAACATGGCTTGGGCTTTTTGGATGTCTAGGTCAGCGTCATAGTAATAATTCATATCACCCTTTAGAGGTTTATTAAGACCGCCGAAAGGATCATACTCCCACTTGAATGAGTCAATTTGCTCTTTGGATAATTTACCATTATAGTATAACCACTTATCTTTAAGTAGCGTCTTATAATCTAAATCTTTTTTCTTGCGTCTGATTTTAGAGATAGTAATTAGCTCTAAGTATTTGCTATGGATACGCGACATCTTTACTGTAGTGTCATCCAACTTCAAATCATCTATTATGGAGTCTTCTTTCCACATTTTCAATACTTCTTCAATATTCATAATATTCCATTTATAACTGTTAAAGTTATATTATATCACAGTTTTCACTCAATGTACATATTTTATTTATATAAATTCATAATAGCTATATGAGAATGATGCTATAGCAGTTAGGTATTCCACGTCAGTTGTAGTAATATCAAATGGTAGGGATGAGATAGTTGTCGGGTAAGCATCCACAAATTTAATTTGTTTTGTTACATTGTTAGCAGAGTTCATAACAGTCAGGGTTAGATCTCGTGTATGATTCGTTGCCGTATGATTTGTTTCTACGTTGCTTTTAATCCAGTCAAAAATCTCTTTATAGTTTAAAAGATCTTCATCGATAAGATAAGATATTTCGAATGCACCAAAAGTAATTTTATCTGGTGCCATCTTGATATTCAATTGAGTGTACGGCAAGTCTGCACCGTCAGCAGTAATGTCTGGAAGCATCATAGTTTGTATAGTAAACTCAGCACCAGAATATGTCTGGCTATCTAGAGTTAATACAAATGACGATGGATTTAAAAAGTTTGGCATATTAGTATTTATACATTTGGTTGTTCATACACTTATTTATAGAGTAAAAAAAACCCCATCCGAAGATAGGGTCTTTAGTAACTTTAGAAAAGTTAAGTAGTGATCTATAGACCAGTTACTTTACGTTTTCTGTAGTATACGTTGTTGCCGTTACCAGCAGTAACAAAAGGATTGTCCGCAACGCCGTAACGAGTCTTAAAGCCGATACGTGGTTGGAAGTCATTCTCACCAATTGTCTTCATCATTGATAAAGGAACGTATGGGCAGAAGAACATACCAGCATCATAAGGATTAACACCCTTATAACCAACAGTAAAGTAATCTACTGAAGCGTATGGATCGATATAAACTTTCATACGACCGTTTAAAGTTCCAGCAAACAATGAACCAGCTACGTCAGAATCAAATCCTTGAGGACCAGATAGACCTAAACCAGTATCCATAACGCCAGCAGTGTTTAATGCTGCAGCAACGCCATGAGAAACAATTACAAAGTTACCCTTGCCACGACGAGTGGAAACAGCAATTTCGTTAGCTTCTTGTTCGATAGCAAATACCAAACCTTTAACACGTTCTACTAACCAACGACCACCGCCGTTATCAGCAGCAGTTGACATAACAAAGACACCAGCAGCAGCACCGCGAGCAGACGTAACAGAGTTAACGTTTACTAGACGGATGATTTCACGGTTCATCTCAGCAAGAATCTCAGTTGACAAGATATTTGCCAATTCAGTTTCTGCAGATAAGCCATGAACAGCTTTAAGGTCTTGTGCTAATTCAGTAGTGTATTCAGCTTTAAGAGCACGAGACTTTGCAGTCACAGTAGTCTTATCGATTGAAAACGCCATCTGAGGGATATCACCAGCAGCAACTTGTGCTTCAGCAACAGCAGTAGTGTTACCAGAACCAGGTTGATACTCGTGAACTGTATCAGCGTCATCAGAAGAAGTATCTTCAGCAGCAAAAGGATCAGAAGAACCTTCAGAACCAGTGTCACCAGAAGCAGCACCAGAGAAAGCTGTAGCAGCTTCGTTGAACAATGCTTCAGTACCACCTTGAGTTGAATAGCGAGACTTCATTGCAAAGATTAGTCCAGTAGGACCAGTCATTGGTTGAACGCCTACAAGGTCAAATGCAAGAAGGTTAGGAGTAGCACGTCTCACTAAAGAGATAAGTACTGGATCCCAGTTATCTACGCTTGAACCGGTAGAGTTAACAGCAGCCGCTTCATTAATTCCACGCTGTTCTGCAAAGGCTTTTTCTTGGTTTTCAAGAACTACAGCAGTAACACGACGCTTATGTTGGTCAGTGATACTTCCGGCTTCTTGAGAATCTAGTACAGGTGCCCATTTTTCCTGTAACATAGTTTGATTAATTTCCATTTATATTCTCCTAATTGGAATTAAGTACGCGAAAGTGCGCTAAGGTATTGCTGCATTTGTGCATTAACAACCTGTGGTTCTTGGGTATCCTCAGTAATTGCATCAACTTGCGCTGGTGCTTCTACTTGAGTTTCTTTACTAAGGTAAGATTCCTTAATTGTTGCTACTTTTTTAGCATAATCTTCATTAGAATCAGCATCGATAGCTTCAACTAAATCGGTTAATTTTGCTACTTCAGTTGCAGCCAAACCTTTACATGCTTCACTGACTATTTCTTTGCGTTCAAAAGCTTTAACTTTCTCAGCAAGATCCATAGCACGTGCAGTCGCATCGTTTAATTGTGATTTCGCATCAGCTGCTTCTTCAGACAGAGTATCTAAGATATCTCCAGCGTCTGCAGGCACATTAATGTGATGTTCACTAAACAATTGACCTAGTGATTGTATAAATGATTCAGTGATTTCTGATTTCAAAGAATGCTCAATAGCAACTTCGTTATCAGTCATCCAGTTTTCAACAACATACGTTAAGTATCCGTCTACTTTGTCAACCAAATCTTCTTTAATAGCTTCAACTTCACCAGATAAATCAGATGCATAACGCTCTTCTAATTTAACTGTTTCAGCATTGACTTTTGATGCAAGTGCTGCTTCAAAAATAGTAGATGCTTTCTCTTTAAAGCCTTCAGACAATGTGTCTTCGTCTTTAACTAGTGCGTTAAGGTCTTCTGCAAATACATCTTCCATTACATCACCTTCAGATCCGTCGTCAGCTTTCACTTTCTTCTTCTTTGTTGGTGTGGTTTTGTTGTCTTTTGCGTCAGTTTTTCCGCCCTTAATTTCTTTGGCATCACTTTCGTCTACTTCACCTTCATCTTCATCACCTTCATCGTCCTCTTCTTCTTCATCGTCTTCCACTTTAGCTTTCGCTTTAGCTTTTTCCGCTGCTTCAAAGATCGCGTCAAGGCCTTCTTTAGACATTTCTGCTAAAGAAGCTTGTATTGCTGATACTGTACGAGCTGCTGTTAGAGGTGCATCAGGTATTTCTACCGCTGCTTCTACTTGCGTATCCTCAACAATAACCTCATCCACAGTATTGTCAATATCGTCTTTAATATCAGACATTATTTTCTCCTATAGAGATTATAGTTTAGAGAGGAAATGCCCAAAACCTGCAGATTGTTTCTCTTCCGAGAAAGTTTCTTTAGACTCTTTCACTTCTGTCTCACCTTTTTCAATAGTCTTAACGAAATGACCAGGTCTATCTTCTTCGTAAGAAACACCTTCCATAATGCCGTTTACAAATGCATTTGGAGCTGATGGATCTTGTACGATATCAATAGTGTTGAGAAGAAAATCTTCACCAACATAGTTAACCCCGTCCCTCATACTTAGACTTCCCATACCACGACTAGACACTCCAAGTTGCACACCACCCTCAACCAAACCTTTTACAATCTGACCCATAGGGGTATCCAAAATTAGCGCTTTTCCCATCACATTATTACCATCCCATTTAAGTTCGGTAATTCTGTGAGAAACTTTATCCAAATTAATGGATGGGCCGTCAGGGTGATTCAATTCACCTACTGCTCGACCTGTTATTACTTGTTCATTTACGAATCTGTCAACGGCACCTTGTAGAACCTGTCTTGTATATATACGGCCATTTTTATTCTTGTTCTCAGCTTGCATGAAAACACCTTCTAAGAAGGTATTCTTTTTACCATTCTTAGCTTCTTCAATAGAGTAGCTAAGTTGGTTCTGTGTATATTCTGTGATCAGCTTCATTTAAGCTCCCATTAATTTGATGAATTCTTTCACTGCTTTTTCAGCACCAGCTTGGTCTTTATATTTATCAAGTTTTACACCGTCAATATATAGATTAAACTTGCTGGTAATAACCGCAGTTATATCTTTATTCTTTCCAAGTTTAGTTAATTCCTTGGATACCTTCTCACCTTTTGGGAGTTTTAGCTTGGCTTCTACTACTTCATTGAATGATTCTTTAAACGTTAGCATCCGCAGCAACTTCCCCTGGTGACTCCGTCTCAGGAGTATCAATAGATGCTCCATACATTTGGGAAGCAACCACTCTTTTATGAGAATCTAACGCACTGATAAGTTTATCTTGCATAATACTATTGAAAGTATTATTACTTTTTTGTGCATCACCGGTTTTAATATTATTAATTAGTGTTCTTGTATTCATATGTTCTCTTGTATATTATTTATAATAAAGTTTATTTCAAGGAATATTACTATATAACTTAAAGTTATAAGGCAGAATTCGCTAGATCTGTATTAATATCATCAGGTTCCATAGGATCTTCTTTATTATCCTTAGCAATCTGCTTAATATCTTCATCAGTCAGTTTAAGAATATTACGACGCACCCAGTCTTTAGACCAGAATGTTCCGATATATTCGTCCATCATTTGTACCATTTCTATACGTTCCTTAAGGATTTCTCCATCTTTAAGTTCAGCATAGTAATTGTCTCTAGAATACTCAACAACAATATCCTCACGGATATTTACCCAGTCGCTTGGCACAATAATCTTTTTAAGGATTAATTGTCTCTTTAATGCTTCATAGAATAATGTTGAGAATTTACCACGGCAACGATCAATAAACTTTTGAAATTTAAGTTC